TTCCATCGACGAACCGGAGCGCGATCTTGAGCTCGATTCCACCTCTCTTCTCCCACCAACAGGAGACGATTAGTCTCCTCCGGTCTTCGCCCCGGGTGTTCGACATGTCGGACCCCGGCACCGGTAAAACCCGCGCCGCCATCGAAGCCTTCGCCGAGCGGCGGCGCAACGGCGGCGGCGGCAAAGCCCTGGTCCTCGCCCCGAAGTCGATCCTCCAGGCTGCCTGGGGCAACGACATCGACCGCTTCGCGCCTGGCATCTCCTACATGTGTTGCTACGCGCGCAACCGCGAACAGGCCTTCAAGCTCGACGTCGACGTCTACATTACCAACCACGACGCCGTTTCCGGCCTCGACAAGCTCCTGCCAGCGAGCTACTGGCGAGACTTCGACACGCTCATCATCGACGAGTCGACGGCCTTCAAGCACAACGGTTCGCAGCGGTCCAAGGCCGCCCGCAAGCTCGCTACCCGGTTCCAGTACCGTGAGCTCATGACTGGTACCCCGAACCCCAACAGCGTCACTGAGCTATGGCACCAGGCGTTCCTGCTCGACGACGGCGAACGGCTCGGCAAGTCGTTCTACAAGTTCCGCAACATGGTCTGCGAGCCGACCCAAGTTGGCCCTGCAGCCAACCACCTTAAATGGGCCGACAAGGAAGGTATCGAGCAGGCCGTCTACGCGCTGATCCAGGATATTTCGATCCGGCACAAGTTCGAGGACTGCGTCGACATCCCGCCGAATCACACCTACTCGGTCTACGTCGACCTGCCCCCCAAGACACGAAAGCTCTACAACACGCTGCTCGAACAGACCGTGCTCGAGTTGGACAGCGGCGCCATCACGCCCATCTCGGCATCTGCCGTCGCCACCAAGCTGGCCCAGATCGCCGCCGGGGCTGTCTACGTCAACGACGCCGCCGAGGTCATCGACGACACCCGCACCGAGGTCATCATGGATCTCGTCGACGCCCGCCAGAGTGTCGTCGTGCCCTTCATCTGGAAGCACCAGCGCGACATGCTGACCAAGGCAGCGGAGGAGCGGGGCTTCGCCTTCTCGTCGATCGACGGCGACGCCAGCGATCGCGAGCGCGCCAGCGCTGTCGCTGCTTTCCAGGCCGGCGACCTCCGGGTTCTCTTCATCCACCCGCAGTCCGCCGGCCACGGGCTCACGCTGACTCGCGGCACTGCCACGATCTTCGCAAGCCCGACCTACAACGCGGAGCACTACAAGCAGGTCTTCCACCGGATCTACCGGACCGGCCAGACCCAGCGCACCGAGACCATCCACATCATCGCCCGCGATACCATCGATGAGGTCATCTACGACCGCCTCGACGGCAAGCTAACGGCCATGCAGCTACTGCTGGCTTTGGCCGAGGCAAATCAGCGACAGGAGGCTGCGTGATAGCGCTCGACGACAGCTACTTAGGGTGGCGGGTCGAAGCCGTCGATTCTTTCGGCGAGAAGCGCCGCTTCTACGTCAGCAAATCAATGGGTCGGATCCCGGTCTTCCTTGAGCTCAAGACCCGGCGCTCGCTCGGCGGCTACGCGGCCTGCTACGAGTATCAATCCATCACCCGTCTCTACAGGAGGGACGAATGAAGACTGACACCGCAACCCTGCCCCCGCCTGTCGAGAACAGGCAGCCCCTCGCCCTGGGCGAGATCATCGCCCGGATGCTCGAGCTCCGGGACGCCAAGCGCGCCCTCGAGGCCCAGGTCAAGGACATCAACGAGGAGTTCTCCACCCTGGAGGCCCACCTCATCGTTGCCCTCGACGAGCAGGAGAGTACGACCGTCGCCACCAAGCAGGGGACTGCCAGCATCACCGAGACGGTGGTCCCACAGATCGTCGACTGGGACGCGTTCGAGAACTACGTGATCATGAACGGTGCCCTGCACCTCCTCCAGCGCCGCCCCGCCACGGCGGCCTTCCGGGAGCTGCAGGAAGCCGGAGAAGCGGTCCCTGGCCTCGAGCCGTTTACCAAGAGGGCGATTTCACTCCGTGCCAAGTAACGAGGTAACAACGTGACAGCCAAGACCAACCTTCCCGCCAACATCGAAGCCCAGCTCAAGGCCCAGATGGAGGCTCTCCGCAACCAGCTCCAGGCCCCCTCCAGCAACAAGATCTCGACCAAGGGCAAGATCTTCACGCTCCCCGACGGCAAGTCGAGCCCGGGCCCCCTCCGGGTCGTCATCCTTGACTTTGCCTGGGCCCTGGTCCACTACAAGGGCATCTACAGCGCCGCCCAGCCCCAGGGGCCGGACTGCTGGGCCCTCGGCCGGGACAACCCCGACTCGGGCAACCTGGCCCCCAGCCCGACCATCGCCAAGCCGTACGCGACCTCCTGCAACAAGTGCCCCAAGAACCAGTGGAAGAGTGATCCGCAGGGTAAGGGCAAGGCGTGCAAGAACCAGCGCCGGCTCATCGTGGTCGGGGCCGACGCCAACAAGGACAGCGAGCCGCTGACCCTGTACGTCTCGCCCGGCGCCCTCAAGAACTTCGACGGCTACGTCGCCAGCCTCGCCTCGACCCACGGGCTCCTGCCCATCCAGGTCGTCACCGAGGTCAGCTTCGACGCCAACCAGGCGTACCCGTCGCTGAAGTTCTCGATGGTCGAGAAGCACGCCCGGCTCGAGGAGATGTTCGCCCTCAAGGCGAAGGCCGAAGAGATGCTCTTCCGGCCGCTGGAGACCCGCGAGGCTGCGTGAACGAGGCCGGCTTCCTGACTAGTCTCAGGACGTCAGTAGCGAATCGCTGCTACTGGCTCAAGACGAACTTGCCGTTTGCCCGCGGCATCGCGGACCTGTGGCTGTCAGGAAGCCGGTCAGACTTCTGGCTCGAGGCGAAGTTCGCCCCGAAGCTGAGCCCGGCCACCGACCTCACCGACCATCGCTACTGGCTCACCAAGCCACAACAGCACTGGCTCCTCGCCAGGCATCGCGAAGGTCGCCAGGTCGGTGTCCTCTTCGCCTCCGTCGCGGGGCCCAGGACCTACCATGCGATCCTGCTGCCGGGCGACGCCTGGCGGGATCCTATCCCCCGGGAGGGGTTCGCCGAGAAAGCCATGCCGGTCAAGGACTTGGCCGACTATCTGGTCCGTGTCGTTGGACACAGTGGGGAACTGCCACTATCCTAGCGGGCGCTCCCACTTCGTCCAAAGGAGGGACGTGTGGCTTCTCCCATCGAGACCGCGCTCAGCGTCGGCATCGCGACGCTCTACACCCACCCCGACAACCTCGAAGGACACCGCCTCGGACTGCTGATCACCTACAAGCAGTGTCCGTGCAAGATCGTCACCGTCACCACCGAGGGCCCTCCAGAGGGCTTCGCCGTCGTCAACCCAGGCAACTACGTCCCCTTCTTCGTCGACCGCAATCTCGCCCTCTGGTCCCCTGACGCCATCGAGCAGTACCTCGAGGAACGCTTCCCGCATCCCACGCTGCTCCCCGTCGACCCCAAGCTCCGCGCCCAGCTCCGCCAGATGAGCTACGAGTTCCGGAGCTGGTACCCCATCCAGCACGACCGCTTCGCCCTTGGGGCGCTCCATGAGTTCGCTGAGATCCTCGGCGACGGTCCCTGGGTCACCGGTAACACCCGGACTACTGCCGATCTCGCTGCCTTCCCGTTCCTCTGGCGCTGGCGCACCCTTCTCAGGGAAGCCGGCCCGGCAGTCTGCCGGTACTTCACGCGGTCCGCTCCCCTCGGGGCTGCCGCAGCCGAAGCGGAGACGTGAAGCATGGTCAACCGGGTCAGCACGAAGATCGGCCCTGACGGCAAACGTCTCCCCGCCGGCATCTGGTGGGACGCCAAGAAGAACCGCTACCGCGTCCGACTCTACAAGAACCGCGTCAGCCACCTCTGCGGCTACTTCAAGACCTTCCACCAGGCTACCAAGGCCCTCCAGGAGCTCAAGGTTCGCTTGAGCCACATCCCCGCCGTCCGGCGCCGCAAGCGGATGCGGGTAGGGCAGTACAACACCGCCCCCACGCACGAGGCGACCCTCGGCGGGCTGGCCAGGTCAATCCGTGAGCACCAGCTCATCGATCCCCTGGTGATGCAGCGAAAGGAGTTATGACCCACAGCTACTTTGTTGGCTACGAGGTCGTGCCTCTGCGTGAAGTCGATGACAGCTACGCCGTAGTAGCGGACGACGACACAGCAGATTTCTGGAGCCTCTACGGAGTGCTCCCTGGCGGCAAGCGAGTCTGCATAGGCGACTATTCAGACCAGCATGAAGCCAACTCCGTCAGGGATCTCCTGACCAACTCGTAGCTACATCACCCCCTTGCGAAGGCCTCGACTGGGCAACTGGTCGGGGCCTTCGCTTTTTTGAAAGGAACGAATGCTTGTCTACTCAGGTCCTTCCCGACTCACCGGTGATCCTGTCGTTGTACTTGCGACTGGTCTCGACCGCCCAAGCGCCAACCGAAAGACTGGGCCAATGGTCCAGACCTGGATCCTTCGAGCTGACATGGAACCCCGCGAAGCGATCAATCGATCTCACGATGACGCGGTGTGTGGCTCCTGCCCCGCTCGCGGAACCTGGTGCTATGCCTCGATTGGTCATTCGGGAGCTGCGCTGTCTGGGATCTATCGAGCTTTCCGCGACGGTCGCTACAGCCCTTATTCTCTCGACGCCTTCCGAGGCCGCGCTGTCCGGTTTGGTGCCTACGGGGATCCTGCCGCCGCCCCCGTCTCTGTCTGGAGAGATCTTGCCGGCGTAGCCCGGATGCACACCGGCTACACCCACCAGTGGCGTACCTGTGACCAGGCGCTCAAGGACTACTGCATGGCGAGCGTCGACTCCCACGAGGAGTACGTGCTCGCCAAGTCCATGGGCTGGCGCTGCTTTCGTGTCGTCGAGTCCTTTGACCAGAAGGTCAAGAACGAAGTCATCTGCCCGAACACCAGCACCGGCATCACTTGTGCCGAGTGCGGGGCTTGCGATGGAGCCGGGCGCAAGCTCAAGGGCGACATCGTCATCGAGGTCCACGGCACCTCGGCCAAGAAGTTCGCCACCGCCCAGGCCACCGTGGCGGCGTAGTAACGGGGCCAGTCCGGGCGCGGAATTTCCTCCATGGACCTTTCGCCGCGTGACCGGATCGGTGCCCCCGCAAGGGGGCATCGTCACTTAGCCACTGAGTAACGGAGTGACCATGCCGCGCATCTACGACAGCGCCAGCAACCCCATCGACTTCTGCCATCGCCACTTCCCGAAGAGCGAAGAGGACGCTTTCGACCTCTACGGCAACGGCGATGACGGTCCTGACGACCGCGGCAACTGCTTCGGTTACGACTGCGAGCATCCCGACTACCAGGACAGCCACTATCGCTGTCACGTCTGCAGCTCGCTGCTTACAGCCCAGGACAACTGAGGAGACCTTATGAAGCTGAACCACACGACGATCTGGAGTCGGATCGATCGCGGCTGGGATCCGGAGCGCGCCCGCACCACGCCACCCATTCGCCCCAAGGCTGGTCCGTCGCCGAAGGGCATCAAGAAACTTCTCCGGCAGCTCGGCATCCCGCTGTCGACGTACTACTCACGCCGTCACAAGGGACTCAGTCACGAGCAGGCGATCCGCACTGCCGCGAGCCGCAAAGGTGACTCGATCAACGAAGTCATGAAGCGATGGAGGACAGCGGCATGAAGCTCTACTTCGCCGAGTGGAGCAAGTCCGCAAACGTCCCTTGGCAGCACCGCTGGTTCCGCACCGAGGATGAAGCGTGGCGATTCATCGACGAGCTTGTCGCCACGAACCAGCTCGACAGGTCCGAGTACAGCTACTTCTCGGTCCTGCCCCACGACATCAATATCCCGACCAACTCCTGGATGCTGGTCGATCTGCTCAACCATCTCGAAGCGAGGCCCCCCGCATGACTTCCATGACCATGGATGAGTTCCGCAAGGCCGTCGACCGGCGCGTCCGCAACATCGCGGCTGTCGGCCTCGACGATCTCCCCGACTTCGACCTCTACAACTACTGGTACGAAGGCATCGAGCCCGACGAGGCCAAGCTCGTCGCCAACGACGCCGCCATGGACCTCCTCGCCCAGGAAGGCTTCCCGGTAGAGGAGGGCGACTGGTGATTCTCGACACGCCCGAGGGCATCGCCCGCTACCAGATGGCCGTCCAGCTCGGCGCGATCAAGCTCGAGCTCAAGGGCCTGAAGCACTCACGCGGCAGCGTCGCCGCTGCCGTCAAGCGCCACTACGGCTTCAAGGGCAACAAGCAGAAGGTCTATGACCAACTTGCTGCCCTCTACGAGCAAACCTACGGAGAGCCCTTTGCGGCCAGGAGCAGCAGGAAGTGATCACCAAGATCCACGTCAACCAGCACGCGATCCGCGCCAACCAAGGCAAGCGCGGCCAGCCCGTCATCACCGTCAAGGACTACCAGCGCAACCGGAAGACCGACGAAGCCCGCATCATCGATGCCAACGGCAACGTCGTCGCCCGCATCGTCTACAACCCCGACAAGCCCCTCGACTGCGGCGCAAAGTGCTGGGTCGAGACTTCCCTGGAGGTCCGCACATGATCGCTTCGTTCGACAAGAAGATCGCCGACTCGCTCCTGGCGCAGCTCAAGGGCGCACTCGACCCGCTTCTCAAGGAGCATTCGCTTAGCCTCACGAAGGCCAACGGCCGGTACGACGACAACGTCCTCAAGGTCAGCCTCGAGCTGTCGGTCGCCGGCGGCAAGAGCCGCCGCGAGGAACAGGACTACCGTGACTGGGCGCCGCTCTTCGACCTCGACTCGTCCTGGTACGGCCTGCCGTTTGCCTTCGCCGATGGCACCGTCTACAAAATCGCCGGCATCAAGCCGCGCGCCAAGAAGAACGCCGTTATCATCGCGCGCGTCTCCGACGGCAAGCGGTTTCTCGGTCCGGCCTCCGTGGTCCGCGACTACATCCAGCGCGAGCTGAGCAAGGGGAAGGCGGCATGAAGCGTCAGGTCATCTTCTCCCGCAACCTCGAGAACTTCCTCTCCGAGCTCACGGCGGAGCTGCACAACGGCGACGTCTCTGTCGCGTTCGCGTTCAAGCTCTCCGGCGTAGTCAACGTAGCGTTCCCTCGCGGGTCGACAATGCACGGTTCCCAGAACTACGTTCTGGACAGCGTCCGCGGTCAGCTTATCGAGCAGCTCAAGGATTCCGACTACGCTTGTTCCGACATCTTCGACGAAGTCGAGGTCCTCGACTCGGAGTATCTATGACCGAGAACATCGAAATCGTCGTGGCCCCGCCACGGAAGGGTCGCGCCAGCTCCTGGTCGACCTTCGAGCGGCGCTATGACCCGATCGTCGACCCGAGCGGCACGGTCGTTCGCTCCTGGAACGACCCCGCTGTCCTGGCGGCCAGCGTCCGCCAGGTCTGGACCGTCGTCGACGCCGAGGGCCACCTCTACGTGGTCCCCGGCCTTGCCACGGTCAACTACATCGGCCGGATCATCACTCGAAAGGGGTGGTCCGACGTCGAGCTCACCAACACCGGATACAGGTTCTGAACATGAGCAAGTGCATCACCAAGATCGAACAGTCCCTCATCGCCACGCGCTGGCAGGATCGCGCCGCGTCGCTCGGGCTCAAGAAGGGAACCAAGCGCTACAAAGACGCCCAATTTCACTTCGTTGCCGGCGCCGCGTCGGCTCTTCACGCGACTGACCCCGAGGCTGGCCCCCAGGACCTCAGTAACCGCGTGCCGGTGGCGTGGGTGATCGCCGGCCTGAGTGGTCGTGACCCGTTTGATCTCTGAGACCCAGGGGGGCCGAAGCCCCCCTGTTTCTTTTTTCTCAGTAACTACTTAGGTGGGGTGCGGGGAGGATGGCTAGAAGCGCATCAGCACTTCTTGCCGCCCTTGCCTTTCTTCTTACGCATTGCAATCTCCTTGGTTGTCGGTGAGTAAGGTGATAGTCACTGTGGGCCACGAATGCGGCCGATCTCGGCGGAGCGCGCTCTGGCCGCAGCTACGGCCTCATCGACGGACCTAAACCGTGGGAACTGCTGCCCACGGCGCAGCGCCTGGCGAGCTCGTTTGATCGCTGCCTCTTCGTCGAGCTCGGCGCCATCCCAGATCGTCGGGATGTTGTAGAACCCGTCGTCGAAGCCCACGGTGATGGTCCGCTCCGTTGAGAACGAGCCGTCGGGGTTGGCGAGCTTCGGGCGCGAGGTGTCGATCGGGAAGCCGGCCGGATCTACCGGGGCCCCTACACCCCACACCGGGGCGAGGCTGCTTAGCGACTGCATGGACGGTGCGACCGCCCTGCCGCCCTCGATCAGCCGTTGCAGGGAAGACTGCACCCGGGCGTGCTTGGCGATCCCCTTGGCCACTTGGTCACGCAGCCAGCTTGGGGTTCGCCCCGGTGTACTGGGTGATCGTATTGCCGAACTCCGCGCTGATTGTGAGCCGGCCGGCCGTCGACACTGCGTCACCAAGTACGTCGAGCGTGCTGTTGGTGATCGCCGCCGTGCCGGTGATGCCGGAAGCACCGCCAAAGAAGACGCCGCCGTCTTCCTTCGCGCTCCGTACGGTGCAGGCGTTCATCGAGAACGACGACGTTGGGCCATACGGATCGTGCAGCACGCAGTGGAGGTTCGTTGCGCCCGGCGTAGGATCCCAGCAATGCTCGAAGGTCGAGTTGAGAATGACGACGTTGTTGCTGCTGGCGACGAGCGCATAGCCGTCGAGGTTGTAAGCCCCGCAGCCATTGATGAGAATGAGCGCGTTCCAGGGACCGATGCCGGTATGCGAGAAGTCAAAGCCGTCCCCGGCGAACGCCGTGTGGTCGCTCGCCCACCCCGTCCGGGTGTCGTAGGAGCCGAGGACGCAGCCCGTCGCCGTGATGTCGCCGGTCTGCGGGCCCTTGACGTAGAACATCTCGCCGCCGTGGTTCTTGGCGGTGCAGTTAGTGAATGTCAGCGCGCCCCAGGTCATGGCCTCGTAGCCAGGCGTGCCACCGCCGAAGGCGTGGAAGGCCTGGGCCACGTTGCCCTCGAAGTAGCTGCCGACGAGCTCAATGTCTCCGTACGCGTGCAGGTTCTGGTCCCGGATCGGCCCGATGCACCAGGCCCCCTGCTGCGTGTTCGGGGTCGACAGCCCCGTGAAGAACCCGCCAGTGACGGTCAGCTTGTTGGCGCGATCTGCCGCGCAGAGCGCAATCCGGGTGTTGAAGAACGTGGCCTGCGAGGCGTCGACTTGAGTCGTCGATGGCCGTACGTGGAGGTCGCGGGGCTGCCGGCCGATAGCCACTACTTTGTCGGTGGAAACGGTGAGCGGCACCAGCAGCGTCGAGTGCAGGGAGAGCTTCCTGAGCTCCGGCCAGACGATCTCGGCGATGCGCTTGTACCCGGCCGACGTCGGGTGGACGTCACCGTCGAGGACGTCAGTACGCTTCGTGTCATTGCCGTCTGGAGTCGTGACGGCCCGATCGTTGTCCGGGTGCGAGCCGATGGCGTACTCGGGCGGCTGCGTGCCAACCGGCGCCCACAGGGGCCAGGTATCGACCCGTGCGAACTCGACCGGTTGCCCGGAGCCGTTGACCAGGGCGGGCGCCAGTGTGGCCAGGAGCGCTCGCTGGTTGGCGATCTCCGCGTAGTAGCCGGCAGCCTTGGTGGTGGCGACAGCCTCGGGAGTATAGAACGGGTCGAACCAGATCAACTTCTGGAGGCTCTTGCACTTCAGTGCGACGCCCTCCAGGTAGATCTTGATCTGGAAGACGTTGTTGCTGTCCATTGGGTCGCTGACTGCGCCAGCGGTGAAGCCGCTGACGTCGTTAACGGAGCCAAGGGCGATGATGACGTCGGGCCCAGTCCCGCTTTCCCAAGCGGCCAGCGCGTCGCCAGGCCCGCCGCCGAACGGGTTCAGGTCAGTGCGGTAGCCATTCCCCGGATCCCCGGCGTTGAAGATCTTGAACCAGAGCCGCTGGCGGTTGTAGAGGTACGCCAGCGACTGCAGCCACCAGCCCCAGTAGCCGTTGCCCTGCTCGGCGTTGATGCGCGCCGCGCGGGCGGCGTTGACGGCCCCGTCGGTCTGTACGCCCTCGATGTCCGCCTGGGTCTGCGTCTTCGGCTCGCCCGCCGTGTTACGGTTGGTCGCTCCGGCCACGAACGAGTCGCCGATGAGCCCGACGCGCAGCGCGGACGTGATCGGGGCGAGCGTCCGCTTGAGGAACTGAACGCGGCGTATCGCGCCGTTACGCCAGAAGGCAGACGGAGCAGCATCGCCGCGCCCGCCGATTGTGACCGTGCCCATGCGTGCTGCGCCGCTGGTGACCGTCTCGGCGCTGATAACCAGCCCGTCGATGATTAGATACTCGGTAGTGCCGTCCCACGTCAGGATGACAGTCGCCCACTCCTGGTCGAGGAATGACGGAACATTGTCCGCGATCCGGGTGATCTGGGCCATGACCGGGGCAGCCGCGGTCTTCAGGTCGTCGTGCCAGACGAGCGTGCGGGTCGTGGCGTTCTGGTTGAGGTACAGCCACCGCTCGGTGCTGAAGTTGTTGCCGGACCAGAGCAGCGAGGCCGTCGCCGTCGCGGTATCGGTGTTGCCGTCCAGGTCCGCGAAGTCGCCCGGGTCGAACGTCGAGTCGTCGTAGGCGAGCCCGGACCGCTGGACCTCCATGACGATCGCGCCAGCAGCGGCCATCGCCGCGCTGTGGGGAAAGGAGGTTCTCTGGAGCGCCTTCAGGCCGTTGGGGACGAAGCCCAGGACAGGGTCAGGAACGTAGGTCCCGCTGACGGACGCAGTGCGCTCTGCCCACGCCGCCTGCGGCAACCGGAGGTCTAAGTCGAGGACCAGGTCCGGGTCAGTGGTCGGGACGAGCGGCGAGAACGTGTCGGCGCCGGCCTCGAAGCGACCAACGATCGAGCGCAGGATGTCCTGCGCGATATCGCTCGTGGCCGCTGCAGTCGTCATTAGATGAGCACCCCGCCACCGATGGTGCCGGACGTGCGCGACGTGACGTTGAGACGAACCGCGTCGACATGCCCGATGCGGACGATCTTGTTTTCGGTGATGCCTGTCTCGACCTTGGCCCAGGCGAGCGAGGCATCGACGCGGGCCTCGATGTCGACGATAGCGGCGCCGGTCAACACAACCTGTACAGACGCCTCCTGACGACCGAGGCGGGCCGCCTTGGCCATCCCGGAGAGTTCAACGGCGGTGGTCTGCCCGACGCCAGACAGAGTGTCGAAGGAGGTGTACATGCTCATGGTCTAAGCTCCGAGGTTGGGCAGGTTCTTCCAGCCCGTTGAGGTGAACTGGCGCCCCATGGCCGCTCCGGCCGCGGCGTCGGTGTAGATGGCTGTGTCGCCAACGACGAACGGCCCACCACCGGCTTCGTAGGCTGCCTGGCTTGCAACGCTCCAGCGCAGGACCAGCTTGCCAGCCTCGACTGAGCCGACTGCGTTCGGGGCCGACTCGACCCGGCCTTCGTAGATCGCTTCGGCGCAGTCACCGGGGGCGAAGACCACCTCGTCGATGACGACGTACTCGGTCCCGGCAGCCAGGCTGTTGGAGTCGTTCAGGTAGACCCACAGGATGATGCTCGTGACAGCAGCCGGGATGTCGGCCACCACCCACACGAAGTTGTAGGCGCCAGGGGTCAGGTACTTGGTCGGGTCGGACTTGGTCTCGGCCAGGCCGGAGCTCGTGGTCGTGGCCACGCCGATGCGCACCGGCATGGTCGGGGCGGGGCCAGCGAAGCCGTCAGCCTCCGGGACGTAGAGCCAGACAGCGAACGTCATCCTGCGCGCGGCAGTCGCGTTCAGGAGCTCCGTGGAGATGAGGGAGAAGCCGTAGCGGTTCTGGGGCGTCCCCGCGGTGGCCGTTACGCGCATGGCGTTGGGCGGCGTCCTGACGAGGACAGACTCGTTGGCGTCGCTGACGTTGACTGCCGCGCGCCCGGTGCCGAACCGCTGCCCCTCGAGGAACCGGTTGGGGAACAGGTTCTGGGCAAGCGGGAAAGTCTCTTCGACGGCCGCGGTCGGGTAACCGAAGGCGACGGCCGGCATCCGCGGGCGCCGGTTCGACGTGGCCGAGGTCGTCTTGATGCTGCGCCGGTTCGTGCCGGTGTCAAAGCGGACGTCGATGTCCCAGTCGCGGACCTTGTCGAGCTCGATGGGGTAGGCCGCGCCACCGGGGCCCGAGACGGTTCCGCTCTGGATCTTGAACCCGTTGACCTTGGAGACCGTGCCGACGCGGAGCCACGGCGTCTCGATACGGCCAACCTGGGCCGTCTTGTAGACCCCGATGATGAGGTTCCCGCCGCCGTTGATGGCGCTGGCCAGGGTGCCGTACGCCGTCAGGTCGAGCCAGCGGAGGATATTCAGGGCGACCGTGTCGTTGAGGTCGAGCGACCGCAGGGCGTTGATGCTGACGAGGTCCAGGAGCCCGCCGTTCAGCCGTTCGCCCCGCAGCGACAGGCCGCAGTTGTCGGTACGGATCCGCAGGGTGCCGTTCTCGCCCATGGCCCAGACGCCCTCGGCGCAGCCGAAGACGTGGACGTCGAGCTCGCCGTTGCTGACGTCGTCGACGTCCGGGTTGCCGCCCGGCCGCCCCCACTGGAGGCCGACGCACTGCACGGCCTGGGTCGGGCCGGCGACGTCCGCGCCGATCCCGAAGCCGGCCAGGTAGGCGCCGGTGAGCGCCGGGTCGACCCGCAGGACCGGCTGGAGGGCGCCGTTGTCGTCCAGGTCCGTGATCAGGGCCTTGAACCAGGAGCGGGCCACCGCCGACGAGCGCCCGTAGCCAAGGCCGATGATCGGGCACGTCACGTCGACCGTGCGGCCGACGCCGATGCCGAAAGGCGTGGGGGAGACGAGCAGCCCCAGCTTCCGCTCGGTCAGCTCGGCGATGGCCGCCTCGAGCTCGTCAGCCTCGTCCTCGCCGCTGCCGGACAGCCGCATCTCCTCGGCCGTGACCCAGCCGCTGGAGAGGCCGTACGTCGGCCGGAACGACTGGAGCATGCGCTCGAAGTCCGAGGGGGTGGCGGCTACGACGCGCTTGGCGTTCGAGTCCCAGACGAGCGGGGCGTCCCGCGTCGGGTCAAGGTCAAGGTCGCTGTCCCCCGTACCGTAGACACCGATACGAAGGTTGGCCAACCCCTCCAGGGGGCCGCGGTTCCTGACTGGTCCAGATGATGGCATTCGCGGACCTTACGGACTGACCTTGCGGGCTGCCACTTGCGCGCTCAGCACAGGCAGGCCACAGGAGTTCACGACCTCGCAGGCGATCTCCGCGGCCCGGACGGCGTCGGCTCCCGCCAGCATGGCCGCCAGGGCCGCCTGCTCGCCGCTCCCGGCGCTCAGCGGGACATCGGCGGGCCAGGGCATCGGAATGGTGGCGTCGTCGTAGACCTCCACCCGGCCGTCGTCGTAGAGCAGGATGACCTCGGAGTCGTCCAGGTCGTCCGGCGCCAGGCGCTCGGGGTCCTCGAGCCAGGCGTACAGCTCATGGATCTTCGAGAGTGTTCCAGCCCCGGCTGCCCACGCCCGCAGTCGCTCGATCCTCACCAGCTTCTTCCAGCCCGGTCTCAGCTTCGTAGAACCGGAGCACACTAGGGAGTCGACGGCGAGCGTACCGTCTTTGTAGGCGACGACTGTCACTTTCCTCGGCTCCAGGTTGCGATTTCGGCCTTGTCTTCGTTACACCGTCGGAGTGCTCGGACGGCGGCAGCGGCTTCGGCCTCCAGTGAGTCGTTCTTTTCGATCTGGGCAAAGTCGGGCACCTTAGTCGGGGTCAGGAGTTCCTCCGGCGGCTGCACGCGCACGTACTCCACCACCGGCGTTGCCACAGGCTTCACCACCGGCGGCTTCACACAGCCGGCGGCGAACGCTGTCAGGTACAGGGCGATCAGCCCATTCCGCGTAGTCGGGTTCATTGGTCCTGGCCTCCTGCTGCTGGCGGCGGAACGTCTCCACCTCACGCTCGGCACGACGTGCCCGGTCACTGAGTCGCTTGGTCACTGCGTCACGGGCAGCGACCTCACCTTGCAGCGCGATGATCCCGCGCTGCAGGGCTTCGATCTGGAGTTGCTTGCTGGCCGAGGTGTCGGCGGCCACGATCCCGGCGATCTCAGCCTGGCAGGCCAGCCCGGCGGCCCGGAGCTCCGCGACCTTGTCGACCAGTAGCTTGGTGGCCAAGATCGTAGTGACGAGGAGCGCCACGATCGCGTATGCCCAGAAGGGCAGCTTGGCGAGTAGCGCCTTGATCACACCTCGGCCCCGGTCTCGGCCGAGCAGGCCAGCGCGAAGAACGGCTCGGCCTTCTCGATGGTGCCCTTGCCGAGGAGGGTGTTGTAGAACACCTTCCAGTACTTGGCCATGCCCAGGCTGTTCGCCGGGCCAGGGAGTTCCTGGGGGATCCGCCGGTAGAAGACCCGGCACATCGCCGCCGCGTAGCAGAGGTTGCCCTGCATCTCGAAGACGCTGTCGGCGACCGGGTACATCCCGGAGCGCAGGACCATGACCTTGTGCTCGAGGTCCGGGCGCTCCTTCAGCCAGCGCAGGAGGTCCTTGTAGGTCGCCGGCTCGATCTGGAAGATCGAGATGGCCGGGCCTTTGACCTGGCGCACGTAGGCCGCCTTGGACTCAACCAGGGCGGTACCAAGGACCAGGTTCTCGGCGGCCGGGCTCCAGAGCCCGATGGACTCCAGGGCCGGCCGGATGACGAACTGACGAAGCTGGGTAGGGTCAAGACCACGCATGGGGGTAGCCTACGAAGCCCCTCGCGGGGCTGCCGCCTTAGCCGCCGGCCAGGGTCGCCCCGACCGCCCTGCGGGCAGGCGGGAGCTGGTTCAGGATGGGGACCGCCCGGACGAGGCTGGTCGAGGCCGGGTCGGCCACCCAGCCGTTGACCTGCTCCACGGTCGGGCCCAGGAGCCCGATGAAGCCGTTGTTGCCCCGCTCGCTGGCCTCGAAGAAGTCCATGGCGTACTGGCCGATACCCAGGAAGCCCGTCCGCTGCGCCAGGTTACCAAGGTAGGCCAGCGCGTCCTGGTCGTCGGTCGGAGTCTTTGCGCCCCACAGCCGGTACTGGAAGAGCTCGCGGAGCTCGAGGCCGATCGCGGTCATGAGCATCATCATCATCGCCGGGCCGGCGAGCTTCATCGCGCCCTGCCAGCCGAGGCCGGCCGCCTTCGCGTTGGCGAACATCTGGCCCATGATCGTGTTCTGGAACAGGTACATGAACTGGTGCAGATGGAAGATGAGCATCGCCGCCGGGTGCGAGGCCCAGAGCGGGCGCTGCGACGGGTCGGGACGCATCACGGACTCGTTGACGAACTGGATCAGCGCGTCGACGACCTTGTTGTCGGCCGCGGCGATCGCCGGGTCCGCCTGGCTGTAGGTGGACTCGCCGGGCAACTGCCGGCCGCCCTGCAGCCAGGCCGTGGCCTCCTCGACCGACAGGTTGAGCTGCTGCAGGTCGTGGATGGCAACCGGGTCGCCCTGCACGGCCTTCGCGGCGCGCTCGGCGATGAAGTCGAGGCCCACGCGCATGCCGACCGAGCGGGTGAAGTTGGTCCAGCGGTGGAGCTGGATGGCGGTGAACATCTTGTCGTTGATGTTGCGGGCCATGGGCGAGAACCAGTGGTTGTCGTAGTCGTACGACAGGATGTGGTTCTGGAACTCGTCGGTGTAGATGCCGTAGATCCGTGCGAGCTGGTTGAAGTCGGAGTTGCGGTTGGCGACGTCCTTGATGCCAGCCTTGAGCGACTTCCACGCGAGCTGCATGTTGTTGGCGCGGATGGCCGGGCCGATGATGTCGGGGAACGACGAGAGCGTGCCGAAGAGCAGCGTCCGCATGTTCTGGTAGGTCAGCACCCAGCCCATGGCCGTGCGGACGTTGGGCGGGAAGTCGCGGCCGTAGCGCCCCAGGGCCGCGTCGACCAGGTCCTTCGTGCGGCGGATCTGGGCGGCGGTAGCACCGGCCTGGCCCATGTCGTTCAGCATGGACATGAGCTTGGCACGCGGGTTCCAGTTCTTGTAGACCTCGCCGGTCTGCTGGCGCTCCTCGGGGGAGTTGCGGATCGCCTCCTCGCCGAAGTACTCGTTGAACACCGCGGCGTTCGACAGCGCGTGGATGTAGCGGATCATGCTGACCCGCGGGTTCTGCTCGATGTACGGCTTGAAGAACGCGTCGCTGAGCATCTTGTGGCGCTTGTTGAAGAAGCGCCCGCTCGGCGTGTCGATCTTGTCGTTGACACCGGGGTTGAAGTTGATCTGCTCGGGCGCGCCGCTGACCAGCGAGTCGAAGAGCTTCTCCGCGGCCTCCGTGCGCTCGGCGGCCGTGAGCTGGGCCGTCGGGCTGCTGGGCGTGATGTAGTTGGCTGCCAGGTGCGCCACGATCTTCGTGCGGTCGTCCAGGAGCTTCTGCTTCTCGCCCCACATCAGCGGGATGTAGTTCCTGCGGAAGATGAGCGGCAGTCCGCTCTTACGGCCCTTGCCGTAGGCGGCCTGGTAGAAGTCGAGGATCTTCTGGGCCAGCGGTGAGACCTGGGCCGGAGCCTGGCGCCCGGTCGTGAGCTTCCAGAGCTCCTCGAACGCGGCGTTGATCTCGGCCTCCGGCACGTCCTTGAAGATCTTGATGCCGTCCGCGATCAGCTCGCTGCGGAAGCGCTGCATCCGGTTGTAGAACGTCGGCTTGTCGTTGCCCGAGATCTGCCCGCGGATGCGGAAGAAGATGTCGGCGAGCTTGTCGCCGCCAGGGATCCGGCGGAGCTGACCGGCGACGGTGGCGAACGTCTGGTCGAAGAGATCCATGCCGAGCTTCTCGCCATAGGCGATCGTCGGGCTAGCATCGAGCTTCCGCTTGATCCGACGGAGCGTGCGCTCGGCGTACCGCTGGCGGACCTTGGCGTCGTAGCCCTTCTGGCCTTTGCGCGGGCGTGGGGCGCCGCCACGAAGTTGGGAAAGCCGCACCGTCGTGGCGATCTGCTGGGCCAGCTCGAGAAGCGCCGGTGCGCTTTCCCGCGCGCCCTCGATGAGCCACTGTGGCGCACCCGGCACGTCAGCCTTCTGATTGGCCACCAGCTCAATGAAGGCCTGCGTAATCGCCAGTTTCCCGCGCGAGTTACTGTCAACGGTGCCAGGCGGGCGTTTCTGGCCCATGAGCGCCGACCGCAGGAATTCGCCGTAGGCCTCCGACGGGCGGAAGAAGCGCGCGAGGGCGTCGTAGATCTTCCGCATCACGCTTCCAAGAGACGCAAAGAACTTCTCTGTCTCCGGGGTCGCGGCCGGGGCCTTGGAGCCTTCGGACGCCACCGTGCTGATGAACTGGGTAGCCGCCCACTCCTCTACAACACGCACAAGGGCGCCGAAGTAGGCGTCGCTCCTGCCTAGGGCTTCTACTGGTGACTGTGTCTTGGGATCGATGCCATCGCGCGCAGCAGCAGCGTCCAGCTCGTCCCGATAGGCCTCGAACGTCGGGCCGAAGATACGGAATCGGCTGGGGACTGTAACACCGGCCTTCCCGCTGTAGATGTCAGCGAGGGCGTCCCGGACGAGAGCGGCCCGAACGGCCAATGGCGCGCTCGAGAAGTACTTGCGGAACACGACATGACCGAGCTCGTGGCCGACCACCATGGCGGCCCGGCCACCGGGGCCTCCGAACTCATCGATCTCGAGCAGGTTCTTTGGCAGCGTGATGTAGATGCCGTCGTTGAGCACCAGGACAGCGCCGTACTCGGTACCGGTCTTTGACATTGGCCCGCGGGCGCTCTTGGCCCCGTCGGTCAGCGACACCACAATCGGCGCATCGGAGACGCCGCCGATGTCAGCAAGCTCGGCGATCATCTTGCCGAACTTGGTCACTGCGTCACCGAGCTTCGTCCTGTCGCCAGAGCGCTCGTCGAAGAAGTAGAGGCTCTGTCCGGAGTTCATGCGGATCTCGAGCGCCGGGACGATGCCCGCGGCGGCGTGCGCAGCAATGGTCTCCGACACCGACATCGTGCTGTCTGGTGACACCGCGACCAAGTCACCAAGATCCTTGGTCGTGGTCTCGCCAGTCTGGTTCGCGGTGTTCCGGAGCGTGCCCAGGACATTCAGCTCGGCAAACGCGGCGGCGTACTCGTTCGTGTAGCGCCGCTCGGCACCGAGCGAGACGTACTGCGCGACGCCGTCGAGGAACTCGGCGAACGTATCGTTGAGCTTGTACTTCGCCCGGACGCGCTGGTAGAAGTCGTAGAGCTTGTCGACGACGCGTTTGAAGAACGAGTCGACGGCGTTGCGGGTCTTGCGGTTCCGGTCGATGGCCCAGGACACAAGCTGGTCGGCCGCCCACTCCTCGAACCGGCCGCCAGTCTGTGAGCCCTGCGGCGCCGCGGCCCTCAGTCGCGCCTGCAGCGCCGGGGTCAGCTTGTTGAAGTAGATCTCGAAGACGGCGTGGCCGAGCTCGTGCGCGATCGCGCGGTAGGCCCGCTGCCGCGCGACCTCCGGCGATACGCCCGCCTGGTTCTCGGACACCATCTTGTTCGACAGGTAGATGGTGATGCCGTGGATGGGGTGCATGAACACTCGGGCCGTTACGCTCGGGTCCGCGGCGGCCTGCTTGAGCAGCTCGCCGAACGGGTGGTCGTCGAACATCGCCGAGTTGCGGATCGACTCCGCGTCGAAGATCTCCACGCGGTCTTTGAGGCCGAGGGTCTCGCGGAACACCTCGACCAGCTCGATCACGTCCTTCTGCGTCTGCTCGGACACGCTGTCGAGACGGACGTACGCGACCTGGTCGCGCTGCCCGCGGCGTACGCCGGGCTGGTTCTGACTTGGCGCCTCGATGCTCTCCCGGTTGCGGTCCGCCTCGGTGTTCTTGCCGCCAGCGAACTCGCTGCCCGGCATGTCGATGGCCTGCTGGCCGTCGATGGTGCGCGAATCCAGATTCGGGTTCCGGACGTTGTCGAGGAACCGGTCCGGCTGTAGCGGCTGGGCGGACTCGAAGTTGGCCTGTGCCTGGCTTGTGCGCGTCTCGGTCGGCTGCGGGGCCGAAGGCGTGAAGAACGGGTCCGCGCCCCGGTCAAAGACCGGCGTGGTGTCGCGCTCGCCGATCTTCTTCTTGGCAGCGCGCTTCTGCTTCTCGTACAGCTTGCCGTAGAACTCGTTTTGGGCCTTGAGCCCCTCACCCTTCTTCGGAGCGTCAGAACGCGTACCAAGAACGCCGCCAGACCCAGGCTCGCCGCGGAAGTCGGACGCCTTGTCCTCTTCCGACTGCTCCTCGTCGAAGCCGAGTGGCTGGCCGTCGCGCGACCTGTCGCGTGCCTCCATCGTCTCCTTGCGGAGCTCACCGTAGGTGTAGGGCTTCTTGTTGCGGTCGACGCGGATGACGACTGCGTCAAGGTCCGCGGCCGTAGGCGCGCCGTCCTTGCCGGAGCCGCGGATCGCCGGCTTGGCCGGCTCTGACTTCGTGGCCGGCTTGCCAGTCTCGAGCATACGGGCGACCGCGGTCTCGAAGCCGATGACTGCGCGCTCAGCCGGGTCCTCGGTCTGGAAGACGCCGCCCTCGGCCTCGTAGATCCGTGCGCCGGCCTCGGCGAACTGCTTGGCGTCCAGGCGCGAGAACTTCTCTCGGCCGGGCCAGCGAACGCGGATGATCTCGGCAGGGTTCTCGAAGTCGCGCGCGCTCAGCCGGGCAGACTCGAACCCGTCGTAGAGCCTGAGCCGCGCAGACGTGGCCTCGTCCTGCATCGCATCGAGGATGGCGACGTAGAACTTGCCGCCCTCCTCCTGGATGTCGAATGCCGATGCGCGGAGGTCGGGGAATACTTCGCGGAGCTTCGCCAGCGCGGCGCGTGCCTGCTTACGCGTAGCGAAGGGGATAGCCTGACTCGTTTTGCCATCCCGGCTGAACTTGTCGACGATCGTCCGCTTCTCGCCCTCGATCCGCTCCTTCGCCTGCTCGGTCCTGTTCTTGACGCGGCGCCCGGCGGTTTTGAGCACATCCACCGGCGACATGCCGAAGCGCTGGCGCGTGAGCTGTTCGCGCGTGTCGGCGTCAGTCAGTGGCATCCCGGCCGGATCCGGCGCCGTGCCGGGGGCGGACATCTCGCTGTCGCCGCCCATCATCTTCAAGATGCGGGCAAGGTCCTCCTGCTCACGCTGCGCCCAGGTGCGGCCGTCGTCGGGCTCGACGCCAGCCCGCGGCTTACTGGGGGCGCGGCGCGCCGTGCCCGTGCGCCTACCGAAGCGGTCATAAGTGTAAACCTCCTCGAAGTCATCCGGCCCCATGTCCTTTACGGTCGGGTCACTCAGTGGCGCAGTGTCGAGGTACTTGGCGAGCTGGTCGGAGTACTTCTTGATGAGCGGCGAGACAGTCTCCTGGCGGAACTGATCCACGCGCGCGCGGAAGGTCTTGTTGATCTCGTCGAGCCGGGCCTGCTGCTCAGCGGCCGGCAGGCCCATAGCCTCCGAGATCGCCGCCTCCAGCTCAACCTTCATCGCCTCGACGAAAGCGGTGGCCGGCTCGAATAGCTCGAGGTCGATCGCCGCGCTCATGTTCTCGGTCGCGGTAACAATATCGCGGATGTCTTTTTCCGGGAGAACTCCGTTGAACAGCTCGTCCGCAGTGCGGGCGATGCGCTCCGCTTCGGCGATCGGGCCGTTCTTGGCGGCGGACAGCGCGGCCATCAAGTAGTTGGAGAGGTCAGTGCGGACAGCTTCACCTGGATCCGGCGCCGCGGCTGCCGCGGCAGCTTCCGGAGTGATCGGGCGCACGCGCAACTGTTCCGCAGCGCGGCGAGCAGTCTCGGAGAATGCCGTTGCCTTCTGCCGAAGCTGCCCAAGGAAACCGCTCTTGCGCTCCTTCGCCGCGGCCCACTCCTCCATACCCCGCCTGGCCGCCCGCGGTCCGGCGTCTGTAACAGCGGTTGAGGCGCCGCCCATGACCGCACCGACAAGGGCGCCAGCCGCGGCGGCCTCGAGGATCCGGTCCTTGTTGGCCGGGTCGCCGATGTCGAAGGACGGGTCAGCGAAGGCCCGCGCGGCAAGCAGCGTCGCCTCCTGCAGGCCCTCGGTAACGCCCTCGGCCGGGAGGCCTTTCCCGGTCTCCTTGAGTACGCCGAGCACGTAGCTCTTGGCCAGCTTCGGCTCAACGCCGGGGAAGAACTTGCTGACGAACATCATGCCGGGCAGTGTGTCGAGCGCGCCCATCGTGAGGCCGGCCGCGAGGGCTGCACCCGGGGCGTTGACGCCGGCTTCCATCAGCTCGCCCTGGGCCTCGCCGGTGCCGAGGGCCGAGGACGAAGTGAACATCTGGCGGCCGACACGCATGCTGATCGCGCGGCGCAACTGCTGCTGCACCATCGGGTCCGCCATCATCTTCCTGGTCGCCGCAGCAGCAGCCTCCGACCCGACCTCCTTGACCCCCATCTGGGCCATAGAGCTCTGGGCTTCGGCGAACGTCGCACGCCGGAGCCCCTGCTCGAACAGGCGGCGGGCGGTCATCATGCCGAGGCTGCTCTGGGTGAAGGCTCCGACAACCAGCGGAGTGGCCTCGCCGAGCTTGGCGGCCCCCCACTTGAAGAAGTCGCCGGTGTCGTTGATCTCGCCGATCGAACCCACTTCGGGCGGATTGAACGCCGCCTCGCGCTTGTTCTCCTCGTAGCCGCGGCGACCGGCGGCTGACAGTACGTTGCTGCCCACCGTGTCGCCGACGAATGCAGTCAGGCCCCACAGTAGGCCCTGGCTGTCGTCGACGCCACGGGCTACGCCGCGACCAAACTCCTGGCCGAGCGTCGACGGCGGCGCCTCCGGCTGCCAACTGTCTGGGACACTCCTGACGGCGGAGCTGAGTGTAGGCGCGCCGGAGGCACTCGGGGGCAGCGAACGGAAGTCGCTGGGCTTAAGCGCCATCAGTTGTTACTCCGTTCCGAACGGGCGAATACCAGGAGCGGAGACAATGTCCGAGTTCTGCCGTTCAAGTTCGTCTGCGAGGGCGTCGTCGCCCATCATCGCGAGCATGTAGAGGCGCGGATCGAGGTTGGGAGTAGAGATGACCTGGTTCCGGGCCCGATCGAACTGCTCCGGCGTCATGCGCGTCCGCGGCATCGGGATAGGCCGGTTGCCGCTATCGCTGTCGAGCGTCTTGCCGAACTGCGCCAGATTCTCATTCGGCTTGGAGCCATACGGGGTGAAGCGGAACCACCGCGCATTCTGTTCCCGCGCTTCGCGCTGGTAGCGGGCGACATTCGTCGCAAGCGTGTAGAGGTCCGGCGCAGCGATCGCGCGGATATTGGAAGCATCGACGCCCCACGTCTCGCGAATCCGGCCAGCATCGTTCTGGATGCCTGCCATGATCATGGCGATGTCAGTGTCCACGTCACCAGTAATGGGGTTGGCAGCAGCGACGCCACGGATTGCCTCGATGCGGTCAGTCGGCCACTTCTCCGACGCCTTACGCGCTTCCTCGGCGTCAATGAGTGGGGCGTTAGTCATCGCATTGACGATCGGGGTCGAGAAGCCAGTTTCCGGGTCGATGGACATGTAGACGCCGTCGACGACCTTGATCTCGTTCCTGACGTCGCCACCACCGAGGAACTTGGCGATGATCGCCTGGGGGACGCCCGCGCCAAAGGCACGAGCGGCGGCGTTGACCTGAGCCGCAGTACGAGTCTGGCCGGCGCCGCCGCGGGCCATGGCCGTGATAGCCCCACGAGCCGCCATCGGCGGGGCATACGGAATGGGCGAGTCGGGGCCGCCGCCAGCCTGCATCACTCCCTGGACAAGCGCAGGGTCGCCGGCCTTGAAACGCCCGTTTGGCAGCGCAAGGGCGCGCAGCTCCGCCTGCTCAGCGGGGCGGATGTTAGAGGTGTTGGAGAGAACGGCCAGAGAGCGGTCGAGCTGACGCTTCGCCGCCTTGTACTCCGGAGAGTTGACGCCGACGCTTTCGGGCAGGGCCCTCATCGTCGCCGCGGCCTGCTCGGCCGACCGGCGCGCGTACACGGCGATCCTGGGAGCAGTGATCGTGCGCGTGTGCTCGTCGAGCGAGTTCGCGACGCCCCAGTAGCGATTTACGGCCTTGTAAGGATCGGCTTCCGCCTCTTCGCGGTATTTGCGCCCCCAAGGCGAGTCGTTGTGTACGAAGCTAGTCCAGAACCGGTCCTGGGTCATCCCCTTGCTGGGAGCCTTCGGAGCGCCCGGCTTCTCTTCGATCTCGCCGATCGGCGCACCGATCGGCGCCTGCTCGCCCCACCCCATACCAAAGCTGATGTCCGTCCGCCCGCGAGCGGGCGGCAGCTCCGGAGACCGAAGCGTGGGGTCCGCCGGCGGCATGAAGTCGTAGGCGCGTCCGTCGCCGGGCACGAAGGGCGCAGTATTCCGGTCCAGCATGGGCGGCGGCGCCCCGGCCGCGGCAGAGGGCGCCGGGGGCTCCTGCGGCACCGACGGCATTAGGAGGTCGCGCATGGCCTGTTCGGCGGCGGCGCGCTCTCTCGCGCGCGCGGCCTGCTCGCGATCGAACTGATCCTCGCGCCACTCGTTGTTCTGCCAGTTGCCGTAGATATTCGCGAGGGTGGGGTTGTTGTTCATCTGCTCGAAGACAAACTCTCGCTCGCGCCCCTGGAGCTTGTCGAAGTCGAACTGACTGTTGCCAGCGATGCCGAACGCGTGTTCGCCGCGTAGCCGATTAGCAGTGGCTACCTGCCAGTCCGCGGTCTGCCGGTTGAAGAGCTCCTTGTTCTGCGCATCGATCTCCCGCTGGCGGGCCTGGTCGATCTCGTAGCGCCGGTTGTTCTCGGCGTCGATACGGCCGATGCGCGACATCTCGCGCTCCTGCAAGTCGATCTGGCGCCGACGCTGGAACAGCGTGTCGACGAAGCCGTAGCCCGCGAGCAGCCCGCGGGAGAAGTCAGGTGCGCTCTGCCAGCTCATTTTCCAGCCTCTTCACTTCCGTGGTCAGCTCCTTGACCGCCGCGAACAGAACGCCGAGGGCGTCCAGATAGTAGATCACTCCGTCGCCGTCGAGCTTGAACGCCTGGTTGAAGTCCTCTGCGTACGGACCGACGTGCGCGATCTCGTCGCCCTTGTAGCGCCACCGGTCGACGTCCAGGTCGGCGATCTTCTCGAGCACGCCCGGCTCCATCGGGCCGATTGTGTCCTTGATGGCGCGGCTGCTGCCGCCGGCAGCGAACATCGACGCGACGCTTAGGGCTGTACTGATGCCAGTCCCGATCGCGCCCATCTTGCCAGCGTCCTTAGCGGCGTCCTTCTGCTTGTCGCGGAGGTCGCGGCTGATGATCGAGTTGACCTGCGAGCCGAGCTGGTCGTAGGCGATCTGGTCGAACTGGTCGGCGTAGCCGAGCCCCGTCGCCTGGGCAGTGCGGTTGCGCTCGAGCGCGCCGCGGATGCCGGTATTGCGCGCGCCGACCTGGGCGGCGGTCTGCCCCAGCGCGGCAATCCGGCGGAGGCCCGCGCTCGGGTCCTCGACCGTGCCACTGCGGCCGGACATGCCACGGAGCGTGTCGGCCATTTGGGTCTTGGTCATCCCGGCCGCGTCGGCGTCACGAATGCGGGCCTTCTGGATCAGCGCATCGAGAGTGAGCGGCCGGCCCTCATCGAGGGCCAGCCGCTCGATTTCGCCGTACCCGTCCTTGTTGAACCGCTGGATGTTGTCCAGGGAGAAGTTGCGGAGGGTACTGCCGGCCAGGGGATTGCCCTTGTCGTCGAAGGCACGGCGGATGTCGTCGCCCGAATCCCAACGGCCGTAGGCTGCCGGATCACCCCCTTCCGCGTAAGTCGACAGATTCCGAAGTCCGTACCGCCCGGTCCGCTCGACCGGGAGCGGCTGCACAGTCCGCCGCTCGCCGTTCGCAGCCACGTTGAACGCCGCCCCCCGCCCGCGCTGAAGGGTCCGCCCGACGATTCCTGCAAGTCCAGCAAGCATGAGTTACGGCCCCATCGGCAAGCCGGGGACGCTCACCACCGTGTTAGTCGGATTTACCTTCGGCATCGGGTTCCGATTGAGGTCGATCGCCCCGCCTCGGTTCATCCACAGGTTGGCGGCGCCGCCCAGGCCCATGCCGGCCATGCCGCCGAGGAAGTTCGCCTTGTTGGCGTCGTTGAAGCGGTTGACCGCATCCATGCCGCCCTGGTAGCCGGACAGCATCTCGTTGAACTTGGCGACGCTACGCAGTCCCGTAGCCTGCATGCCACGGCCGGCCTGGGCCGCCTGCATGCGCGCCTGGAGCAGGTTCATCTTGCCGGCGTCGCTCGTGGCCATGGCGATCCGGGAGAGGGCCTTGACGCGGCTCATGCCGCCGGCGAGCTCGTCTTCGGGGCGCACGGCGTTGTTGCCGGTGCCGGCGGGGCGGAGGCCAGCGATCTTGGCCTCGGTCTGCCCGGCGTTGACGGCCGCCTGGGTCTCGGCGTCGTTGCCGTAGAGCATCCGCCGGAGGTGCTCCGAGCGGGCGTCGCGGGCCATCGACCCGCTGCGGTAGATCTGGTCGGCCGCGGCCCGAAGGTCGCCCTCGAGGAGGAAGTACGGGTTGCCCGCGTTATTCCATTCCTTCTCGGTGAGGCGCTCCGGGTTTGGATTCGTACGCGTGCCGAGCACCCCACCGACCATGCGGGTGAAAACGCCCCCCCGGTTCTTGGGCATCTCCAATGTCATTGACGGGAGCGGCTCGGGCGTGAAAACGCCCCCCCGGTTCTTGGGGATCTCCAATGTCATTGACGGGAGCGGTTTGGATGCCATAGGTCCGCAACCTACTGCCTGGGCGCTGGGGCTGCCCTGTTACTGGTTGACGCCGGTCAGGCGGGAGCCGAAATTCGTGCACTGGGCCACGATGGTCCCGCCGTAGGTCGTAACGCCAGTCTGTAGGCCGCTGTTGGGGTCGACCCGGCCCTCCAGGCGATACCTGACAGTGTTCCTGGCCCCGAGGTAGCTGTCCCTCTCTAGCAGGCTGGTTCGCCGAATGACGGACACGTCGAGGGTCTGGTAGACAATCGGGTTGAAGGTCTTGGAGGTGATGTCCTGGACCAGGGGGTCGAAGATCGGGAGGCCATAGCGCTTGCTGCCCACCGGAGACCACTCGCCCGCGCCGTCGAACTGGCACGTAAAGCGGAACTGGATAGTGCGCTGCGACGACCCGCCGACGTTCCGGGCGTCGACCTTCGCACTGAGAAGGATACTCTCGGTCGGGTGCTGCACCCGCTTGAAAGCATCGGCGTTCGTACCGTGCCAGGGGGCCACCCAGTCGATCTCGGGGCCTAGCGCCACCCATTGCGCGGCCGTGAGCGCATAGTTGTTGTCCCACTCAAACAAGCGGGTGATGGCCAGGTCGAAGTCGAGCCCGGCCGTTGTCTTGGGCCGGAACAAGGTCTCGGCGCCGACGATCTCCGGCGTCTGGAGCGTCCCGGTCATGTAGAGCTTGCCGAGGGCAATGTCGTACCAGAACTTGGCCTGGGCGCCGGGGGACCCGCTCTCCGAGCCTTTGACCCCGGACCCAATCCAGATCGGGAACGTCGCGTCGCCCTCGAGCTCGACCCGGACGTCGCCCTGGGTCTTGATTATGCCGCCGATGACGAGCTCCGACTCCAGCTTGTCGGCCGTGACCGCGCCTGCCTCGATGTGGACTGCCTGGACGGCGTTGGCCTTGATCTTCTCGGACTCGACAGCCTCGGAGAAAAGCTGGGCCGCGCGTACAGCGCCGGCGGCGATCTTGCCGAACTCGACCGCGTCAGCGGCGATGTTGACGGCTTTGACCTCGCCGGCCAGGATCTTGCCGGACGTGATCGCGTTGGCCGCGATGTTGTCGGCCTTGACCTCGCCCGCGGCGATCTTCTCCGAGGTGACGGCGCCCACATCCAGCTCGCGAGCGGTGATGGCCGCGGCTTCGATGGTTCCGGCCGTGACCGCGTCAGCCGCGATGTTGCCGGCCTGCACGGCGTTGGCGGCGATGTTGCCGGCCTGGATCGCGTTAGCGGCGACGTTACCGGCCTGGACCGAATTGGCCGCGAGCTTGCCGGCGATGACCTCCTGGGCCCCGATCTTGACGGCCGTGACCGAGTTCGCCTGGAGCTGGTCAACGCCGATGGCGCCGGCGGCAACCTTGCCGACGATGACCGCGTTAGCCGCGATGTTGTTGGCCTCGACCGCATCGACCCCGAGCTTGCCAGCGATGACTTCGCCCGCGGCGATGGTCGTCGCCGTCACGGCGTTCGCGGCGATCTCGCCCGCGCGCACGGCGCCGGCGGCGATCTTGCCGGCAATGACCGCGTTGGCCGCGAGCTGGCCAGGCCCGATCGTACCGTCGGGGATGTACGTCTCCGCCGGCAGCCAGTCCGCCTCGGCGGTCGAGTAGCGGTAGAGGATGTTGTCGGACGTCAGCAGTACGACGCGCCCGTCGGTCAAGCCCGTGGTCGGCAGCGTCCCGACAACCTCGACCGGCGTGATGCCGGCGGCGAGCTCCGTGAGTCCGATGGAGGAGGGGGCAATCTGCCCGGCGGCAATCTGCCCGGCCAGGTCCGCGGCAGGGAGCTTGTACTCCCACTCGTCGTCTACCAGGCGGTAGATCTTGCCGTTGGTGGTAAGGAACACAACCTTCGGGCCGGTGTAGCCGGTCGGCGACGGCAGGGCGTTGACGACCGCGACCGGCTCGATGCCAGCGGCGAACTTGGTACCGGAGATCGAGCCGTCGGCGATCTGGTCCTCGTCGATCTCGCCGACGACGTCGACGGCAGGAACCGCAGCCGTCCATTCGCCAGAGACCAGGCGGTAGAGCTTGCCGTTGGACGTGCGGAATACCACCCTGGGGCCGGTATAGCCGACCGGGTCAGGGAGGTCGTCGACGATACCGACAGCCTCGAGGCCGCTGGCGAGCTTGGTGCCAGCGATGGTGCCGTCGGCGATGAGCGCCGGATCGATCGGGCCGCCGATGTCAGCAGGGTCGATCACCTTGGTCCAGATGCCCTCGACCAGCCGCCAGAGCTTGCCGTCGGCCGTGTTGAAGACAACCTTCGGGCCGGTGTAGCCGACCGCGCTGGGGAGGCCGTCAACGACGCCGATCGGCTCGATGCCGCTCGCGAAGCTGTCGAAAGTGATGGTGCCGAAATCTCCGCCGCCCTCGATGATGACGGTGTTCCCGCCGCCGGCGGCCGGCGTGACGCCGACCTTGACGAGCTTGGTCATCGTGCCCGTGATCGCGGAGGCGATCTCCGCCCGACCGGACCGCTGCACGGCCTTGACGAGGCCGGCGGCCTCGAGCTCGCCCAGGGTGACGTAGCGGTCCTTGGACGCGCCGCGGAAGCCGTCGGCGATCTCGATGGCCTCACGGACGGCCTCCAGGAAGGCCCGGAGCTCGCCCGTTACGCCACTGGGGATCTCGAGTGACGAGGCAGCGCGCATCAGTCGAGCATCAACTCAGCCACTGAGTCACTGATATGGATGAGGTGGACCGGCGTGGCTGCGGTCACAGCGACCTGGTACTCAGTGGCCAGGTAACCAGAGGGGAGGCGGAAGATGTCGTCGTTGTTGACCGTCCGGGTCGCGACGAGCTCGCCGTGCTTGTACAGCGAGAACGTCACCGGGTAGGAGTCGGCCACGACACGCCCGCACGCCATGTTCAGTGGCTCGCAGCGCAGTACCTGCGAACGCCAGGTGTACGTGAGCGGTGACTCAGTGACTGCGTCCCACTTGCGGATCGTCGTGCCGCTCACGTAGAAGAGGGCGTCCTGCAGTGGCTCGTAGAGGATCGTGCTGGCCACCAGCGTGAGGTCCGAGAGGCCGACCGTGGGATTGCCGGGGTCGAAGATGAACGCCTTCGTCGGGCCGACGCCGTAGTAGGCCTGGTCGAGCACTGCGGCACGGAGCTGCGAGGGCTGGTAGGCCGCCCACTCGCGCTTGGTCATGTAGGGCTCGGTGACGAGCTCAGCGCCGCCGGAGCCGATCGCGGCCAGGCCATCCGGGGATGGGTAGATCACGGTGTCGCGGACCACGACGACGCCGCGCTTCGAGAGGCACGGCTGCTCGAAGTCGACCTGGCGCGGGGCCATCTGGCGCGGGTGGGCGCCGGTCAGGACGTACGGCGTGCGGTCGGTCAGCACGAGCAAGCTCGTCGAGAAGACCGCGAGGCCGATGATGTTGGCGTCGATCTGCTTCTTGTACGGCCAGGCGTGCGGGTAGTACGGCTCGCTGAACCAGACCTGATTGCCGATGAAGCCCGCGAGCGAGCCGTTGGGCAGGGCGACGATGCCGCGGAGGGCGTCCGGCGGCGGGTCCCACTCGGTCGTGGACAGAACCGCGCCGAGCAGCGTATTGGTGACGGCCTCCGTCGTCGTGGCGGTCCCGGCGTCGATCTCCTTGACGAAGAGATAGTCAGTGCTCTCGATGCCGGTAGACGTCCGGTAGATCCGGTACTTCGTGATGTAGCTGGTGTACGGCGACGCTGCATTCACGAGGCCAGACAGCGACACCGTGTCGCCGTCGTAGACCTCGAGGATCGTGCTGGGCGCCGACGGCGGGCCCTCTTCGTTCAGGCTCGTCACGTAGGTGTAAACGTACGCGCGCGACTCGACCAGGTCGATGTCGGCGTTACCCCGCCGGACCTCGAACCACCAGGCGCCGGTGCAGTTGAAGAAGGCCGTGCCGGTGTCGTCGCGCCAGACGGCGCGCTGGTTGTGCGTGTAGAGGAAGCTGCCGCCGGAGACGTAGCCGTCGGGGGCGCCCCACGCCTCGGCGTCGTAGACGCGGTCGTTGTCGTTGAAGAAGAGCCGACCGGGCGAGATCTCGCTCGTCACCTTGAGGATGTTGCCGACCTTCAGGTTGTGGCCAGGGACCGCGAGCTCGGCGCCATCGGGGATGAAAAAGCGCGCCCCGCCGCCGATCTGGTGGGTCTTGCCCGTTTCCGGCTGCCGCGCCCAGACCGCATTGGGGGCAGTGGTGATCGCGATGTAGCCGATGTTGGCCTTGTTACGGACCGTGACGTAGTTGGCGTCGACGATCCCGGTTACCTCGAGCTCGGTCAGCGGAGCGACGCCCGACGAGATGATCGGGGCGAAACCATCGAAGGCGTACTCGGTCGTCGCGGCGACCGTGTTGATCTCGAGCCAGTCGGAAACCGCGGCGTTGCCGGGCCAGGTGCCGATGTTGTAGCTCAGGGACATCAGCAGCTTCTTCGTGCGGAAGAGGCCGCCGTAGAGCACCGGCGTCTGCAGCGCGCCAGGGGTAGCGACCGGGGAGCTCGCGGGGGCAGGCACGCCCATGTAGCGCCAGCTCTTCGGGTTCGTCGGCGAGCCGCCGCTGGCGGCGAACGTCTTCCAGGTCATCTTCGGGCGGGCGAGGCCGGCCAGGTTGCCCGGATCGTCGGGGGCACCGGTGAAGTAGATGCGGTCGAGCTCGTCCTCTTCGACCGGGCTGCGGGCTACGTCGACGTCGGTGGGCCACTCCAGCCACAACGGAGCCCCGTCGTTCTCGTAGCGGTAGAGCGACGCCGGGTTCGTCAGGACCGTGTTGGCGACGCTCTGGCCGCCGCGCCAGACGTCCAGGGCCCCGGAGCCAAGGCGGACGTTGGACGAGACGGTGGCCTCGCCCTGGCCGAGCAGGCGGGGCGCGACGCGGGGTCGGAGCCCCCGGAAACCCTCGAGCTTAAATCCCGCCATACGCGACGACTCGCGTAGGCCGACCGTAGTCGGCGTCAGCCCGGGACTTGGCGGCTTTGATGCCCTGCTCGTAGGACGACGAGTAGACGCCAGCCATCTGCGGATCGCTCCAGTCCTTGCCCGGCATCTTGAGGACGTTCATCAGCACGCCGGCAGTGATCTCCTCGGAGAACTCGTTCAGGAGCTCCTCCGGGATCGCCTGGACGGACGGCTGGACGCTGATCGCGAGGCGCAAACGGATGGCGTTCGTGTAGGCCGTGACGGGGCGCGGGACGAGCGCGTACTCGCCCAGGTTGAGCTTGGTCCACCAGGTCGGGCCACCGGCCGTCTCGTCCTGCCAGTTACTGACCTGGCGATCGAGCTGGTCACGCGCCTTGAACGGGATGTTGAGCCCCGTCGGTACCCATGTCACGGCCACCGGCTCGACGATGTAGGTGTGCGCCGGCGTCACGTTGCTAGTGGTCGGCCAGGTCTGGTTGGCCGAGATCGGCAGGATGCCGGTGTCCCAGCGCCAGGCGCGGGTCCGGTGGAAGAAGTCCTTGAGCGTCTCGACGTAGCGAGCGTGCAGCAGCGGCTCGGCGATGCCAGGGGCTTCGCTGCGGATCTTCCAGAACTCAGTACTGATCGCACGGTCAGCCATCACGAACCTCCAGGCGGCTTGTTGGCCTGCGGGCCAACGCGGTACTCGACGACCGGCTTCTCGTTGATCGCGAGCAGGAACTTGTTGTAGAGCTGGGTCGCGCGCTCGCCAGACACGCCGTAGCGACTGTCCTTCGTGAGGGCCCGGTAGACGGCGTACTCGATGAGGCCGTTGTCGAAGACCGCGCTCAGCGGGCTATCGCCGTTGGCAGCGGCTGCGGCAGGGATCTCGGAGAACACCACGTACGCGTGCATGCCTTGCGTCGGCACCGGGTAGACGTAGAAGACGCCGGGCTCGCGAGGGTCGTGCAGGTAGTGGACGAGCTGCCCGCCGGTGGCGGAGATGGTCTCCCAGGCCGGCTCGAAAGTGTCGAGGGCGTCCCGCTCGACGTACCGGATCTGGGCGCCGCGGGTATCTGGAGCCGGCGAGTTGGCGCTGACACGCACGAACTTGACACCGGCCGCGGGGAGCGTCTGGCGGGCGGACAGCGCCAGGGAGAGGCGCCGCTCGACGATGTTGGCCTCCGGCTGCAGCACGATGATCTGGCGCACGCCGGCGTTGATGTACCGGACAAGCTCGGCGTCCGACCACCGGTAGGGGACCTCGACGTCGTTCAGGCCGTCACGGATCTCCGTAAGCAGTGTCGCGATCGCGGTCACTCAGCGGCCTCCTTGGCGGCCCGGCGCCGCTTGGCCGCGCGCTGGTGGATGTCGATCGAGAGCGGGACGCCGTCGATGGCCGGCGTCGAGAGCGTGCCGTCGAAGAACTCGCCGTCCGGGAACGTCAGGCGGCCCTGGTCGAGCATGACCTTGGTCCACACGTTGAAGACCTCGGCCGAGGTGACCTTGGTGCCGGCAGGCAGGAACTTGGTGACCGCGGCGACCTTCGGGGAGCCGTTGAACACGCCGGCCTTGACGAAGTCTTCCTTGCTCCCGGACTCGACAACGCGCAGGACAGCGCCGTACAGGCCCTTGTCGACGGCGATCTGCAGGGCGGGCTCGAGGCCCTCCTTCGGCGGCGCCGCAACGCCGGTGTGGGACAGGAACTTGCAGCCGGCGGCCTTGGCCTCCGGGATGACGCCATCTGGCACCTCCCGCGGGACGCCAGGCTCGAACGGGAGGATGAGGCCGGAGCGGCAGGCAAGCCGCAGCGGGGAGTCTGAGTACATCAGCGGCACAGTGCCGTCTCCAGAAGTGAAAAGGCCCCGGGAGTATTAGTCCCGGGGCCTTGGGGCTGCCTCGAACCTGAGCAGTTAGCCCTGGTTCTCGTTGCCGCGGCCCTTACGGATGTAATGGACCGTGACGCGGAACGAGCCCTGGCCGGCGGCAGCGCCGGTCGAGGCGTAGGTGAAGTCGAGCATGTCGGTCGCCGAGTACACGAAGCCCGTGATGGTCAGGGCAGTGCGCGCGGCGACCTTCAGGTCGATGTCATTGGCGTACCGGTTGGCAGAGCCACCGTCGCCGATGTCGAGGAGGTTGGTGGTCGAGTTGAACACCTGGGTCACCACGATGTCACCGCCGATGACGATCGCATCGCCGGGGAGCTCGATCGCCGGGTTCACACCGGCGGCGAGATCGGCGTACGAGACGTCGACGTAGGCGACCAGCGGGTACTGGCGCTCGAAGTTCTGCTGGATGGACATGATGCTGTTCTCCTTCCCTTAGATCGCGGTGTCGACGCAGATGACGCCGAAGTCTTCGACGGCTGCATCGATCTGCGACCGGAACTTCGGCTTCAGGAGGCCGAACATCTTGGCGATCGCGATGGCCTGCTGGTTGTCGTAGTCGAAGCCCTTCTCAGTCCACTCCGGCGCACCGAGATCGACCATGCCGAGCGCCTGAGCGCCGGCGAAGATCACCCGCTGACCGTCGACCGCACCGCCGCCCCACTTCTGGCCGTTGGGGGCGCCAGCAGTGTTGTAGACGTGGCGGAACTCGTGGATCATGAGGCCCTCGACCAGGATCGAGCTGGACGCGCCCGCGAAGAGCTCGTTGCTCGAGCCCCGCACCCCGGCGTTCCGGGCGTTCGCGAGGTAGTCCGGGTCCTGGCGCAGCTTGGCCATGCCCGTCGGCGTCATGAAGACGTGGTAGATCTCCTCGCCGCCAGCGCCCTTGATGCCGCGGAGGTAGCGCTCCTTGGCGTACGCCTTCAGGTCGACGAGCATCGCCCAGGTCGGCGTGTCGGAGGTCGTGAGGTCCGCGTTCGACGGGTTGTGGGCCGCACCGATCCGCAGGCCATCAGTGGCGTCCCAGCGGCCGTAGCGGTTGGCCGTCGGAGCCGAGACGTCCGCAGCGAAATCGAGCTGGAGGAAGCCCGAATTCGCAGCGCGCGCGGCGCCGCGGTTCGTCTTGTCGTACGTCATGCCCGACAGGGTGAGGAAGCCGAGCTGGTCCATGCGATCGGCCAGCCAGTAGGACAGCACGTCGCGGGACTGCTCACGGAAGGTGACGACCGAGGCCTGCTCAGCCATCTTGCCCTTGTGGCGGTTGGCCTGGCGGAGCTGGTCGATCTGCACGACCAGGTCGTAGGCCTTGATCTCCTCTTCGTTGCCCTCGAGCTGATCGTCGCCAGCGACGCCGTCAGTCTCCAGGTCCGCGACGAGGGTGAGAACGGCACGGGTGCCCTTCTCGGACTTGGTGAGCTCGGTGATCCGCTGGATCATCGAGTTGGGGCCCTTGCCGGTGAACTTCGAGAGGAAGCTCATGTTGCGGGCCTGCTTCCACAGGTCGCGAGACCATACGGTCTTCTGCTCCGTGGTCAGCGCGTTGAAATTGGTCTTTGACATCCTACGCCCCTCCTTGGGGTTGAAGTTGAACGAACGAACGAGTCAGCCGTCTGTGCTCGATTTACCGCCCGATCACCAAGGCGTGGACCGTCTGTTCTCGGTGACGAACCGGGCTCCCTGTATCGCCGGGAGCCAGTTGCGATGAGCGGATGCTTACAGAACGAAAAAGGGGCTGCCAATTGCTTGACAGCCCCCAAGAAGGCCAGGTGGCCTTGGTAGTGCGTTACGCCGCGATGAAGTCGCCGCGCAGGCGGCGCCGGGTCGACTCCGGCAGCGCGTCGAGCTCCTTGTCAGTCAGCTTCGAGACGTCCAGCTCCCCGCTGATACCGGCCTCGTCGCCCCCCGCGCCGGCGGTGGCCAGGGTCGGCGGGGCCTTCTTGGCGGCTGCGACCTTCGCCTTGGTGGCGTCCTTGCCGGCCGGGATCGTCACGACCTTGCCCTTCGCCGGCTTGGTGTCCTCCGCCGGTGGTGCGGCCAGGCCGTGGATCTTGGCGATCGCGTCGACGGCCCTCTGCATCGCGACCGGGGCGCTGTCGCCCAGGTTGAGGCGAGTACCGAAGTAGGCCGAGACCTCCTCGACCAGGTCGGGGCGGAATGCCTCCTCGTTCTTCGGGTCGAAGGCCGGGAAATCCCGCTCCGCGGCGCTGACGATGCGGTCGATCTCCCGCTGGGTCTGGGCAGCCTGGGTCGTCTGGGTCGCCTTGGTAGTCGCCAGGGCCTCGTAGGCGGCCCGCTCGGCAGCCCGGATCTCGGCCCGGATCGCCTTGGCCTCGGCGGCCTTGCCGTCGAGCACGGCCTCCATGTACCGCTCCTCGGCGGCGTCGAAGTCGTACTCCTGCTGGCTGCCGGCCTCGGCGGCCTTGCCCTCGCGGTTCAGGCGCTCCTTGAGCGTCGCCAGCTCTTCCTCGGCCGCCTTCTTGGCCGCATTGACCTGGTCGAAGCGGCTCTTGGGGATGCTGGGCTCGGCGGCCTTCTCGGGCTCCTTCGTGTCCTCTTCAGCGGCCGGCTCCTCGGTAGCCTCGGCGGTCTCCGGTTCGCCGACGCCACCCTCCGCGGGCTCCTCGGCAGCCTCCGGCTCCTTGTTGACGGCCTTCTCGGGCTCCGCTGCCGGCTTGTCGTCCGCCAGATCGTTGCCGCGGTCGGCGTTGCTGAAGTCCTCGGCGTCGAGCTCGTCGGTCTGGCCGCCGAAGTCCTCGAACGTGGGAACAGTCAGCTTCTCGTCCTTGGGGGGCATAGTCACTCCTTACTTGGCTTTGGGTTTGGGTTTCTGGGCGGCTTTCTTGGCCGCGGCTTTCGCCTTCATCTCTGCCTGGCGCTCCTGGGACTCGAGCTGAGCCTTGAGCTGCCGCTCGTTGCCAGCAGCCTCGACACGCTTCGTCATGCTGCCGACCTGGGCCACGAACATGTCCTTCTGGTTCTTCTCGGCCGAGATCCGGAGGCGCGTCTGCATCTCGGAGCGCGACTTCTCCATATCGCCCGCGAACTTCTCCATGTCCTGGCGAAGCTGGGCGCCGATCTTCTGCATTTCGAGCATCGGGGCCTGCTCTGCGGCGCCGGCCTGGGCTGCAGCGAGCATGGCTCGAGCCTCGTGCTCCATCGCCTTGGCCATCATCATACGCACGTTGGCCTCGATGGCCTGCATCTGCAACGCCTGCTGCTGGGCCTGCATCTGGAGCTCTTCCTCGCTCGGGTCCGCCAGGCCTTCGAGCGACTTGACGATCTCGGCGATGCGCTCCCGCATCGGCATACGGCTGTTCTTGACCACCAGGTAACTGGGGATCGGGATCCCGCGGTCCCGCATCGCCATCATCTGCTCGAAAACGGCGTCCTGGACGACGTCACTGGTCTGCTGCGACGAGATGACGACGCTGTACTCGCCCAGGGTGAGGTCGTTGATGAGCTCACCAGCGGAATTTCGCTGGTTGATGGCCACTTCCTCGGTGTATTCGTCACCCAGTTCGTCGTACTTGGTGACGTGGAGCACCCGTTCCTCGGTGTAGAAGCGCTGGATAAGGCCCAACATCGTCCGCGCGCGGATGTGGCGCGTCTTGGCGAGGTTGTCGAAGACGATTTCGAGCTGCGCGAGGCCGTTGGCGTTCTGCTGCTGGAGCGCGTCGCCGGAAGTCTCGCGTGTGACGATGCCCATCATGCCTTCGGGCACGCCAGAGATGGTCCGGAAGTGGAATTCCGCCTTCTGGCTGACCTGGGCGAGGCCCGTCGGGACCTGGTTGGGCTGAATTTTGACCGGTGGATCGAAGCCTTTCTGGTACTCGAAGACGAAACCGGTCTTCGCACCGTCGCGCTCGAGGTCGGAGCGGTCCATGTCGACGAGCGAGCCCGACTGGAAGATCCAGCCGGAGTTCGCCGTGGTGTTGACGACGTGGAGCTCCTGCGAAGTGACCTTGTTGAGCGTGTCCTGGGGCGAAAGCAGGTTCCGCACGACGCCGAACGGCTTGCCGCGGCGGAAATACGGGAAGAACGGCACGACGGTGAAGTCGTCGTAGAGGCTCCAGTCGTCGTACAGGAGCACCTGGTCGGCCGTCACGGTCCAGCGGACGCGCCGCTCGACCTTGTCGATGACCGTCAGGCCGTAGGAGGCAGCGAATTCGGAGACCTTCTGCTCCTCCCAGTCGTCCGGAACAGGCCGTGTGTCGCCGTTGATGAGGTCGACGAAGTGCCGCCGGCGGTGCAGCTTGCGGTGCTGGCGCTCGAGCACGCGGACCTTCTGGATCGCGTCGTTCTCGTCCTTGTCCTCGGGCACCGGGACCGTCCCGAAAGTGCTCGTATCGCCAGCGAACGTCTGCCGGTCGTAGTCGACAGAGTCGACGCCGAAGGAGTCACGGCGGGCGATCTTGCGGACCTCGTCCGCCTTCGCCTTGCCGTACATCTCCTGGATCTCGTCGACAGTCAGCCAGCGCGTGACGATGATCTCGGGCCACGTCCGCGGATCGTACTCGGCGCCGGTCGGGGGCAGGAGGACGTCCCTGGGGCTCAGCGCGGTCTCGCGGACCTCGCCGTAGATGTTGTCGCTGAAGTCGATCCGGATGTCGAAGAACCCGCGGTCCTCGATGATGC